CCTTACGCTGAGATCGCTTATTGTCTAGTTTCAACGCCTGATGACCTTATCGGTTGGGAGTCGCCTACGCTGCACCAGGTTGACCACATTAATCGCGAGTTGCGTTTGACGCTGGTTCCATATGAAAGGGATTTGGTCTTGGAAGAAAAGATCAAAGTCAAAGTAGAAGCCGCCCGTGTCTACTACGATCAAATTGTTCGGGAAATTGCTAATCAACACATTTTTTAAGGTTTTTATGTCTAAAGTTGTTAAAGAAATCACCATCATTGCTGGTCAGTACAAAAACAAAGATGGCGCACAAAAAAATCGTTATCAACGAATTGGTAGCATTATTGAAACCAAAAATGGTGATATGTTGAAACTTGACCAGATGCCTTTGATTGATGGCGGCTGGAATGGATGGGCTTACATCAATGACCCGCAAGTCAAAGACAAGTTTGCAGGTTTACCGCAAGACAATCCTGAAGATTTGGCGTTTTAATTTTTAGGGGGGATGCGTACTCCATGATTTGCATGCTCTGTGTCACCATGCAGGCTTAATGAAGCAAATCCCCCCACCTTTAAGGAATAAAAATGAAAGAAGAAATTGAGCGTGAATTGAATGCTTGGAAAGCAGGTATTGATGCAATCCTTCAAGTGCTTTTTTACTTGGGATTATTTACTGCACTGATGTTTAGCGTGGGTTATTTTTGGTATCGTACATGAACTGGCCATTCCCACCATTCCCGATGCCACCGCAAGCACCGATTAAAGAGAAGCCCACGCCGTTTAATCCAGATGATTTTGAGGATGCGTTACTATGAAACTACAAGCTGGAAACCCAAACCTAATGCGAGTCAATAAAGAAGTCTCGCTCGGCAATTTTGCCAACATCCTTGGTAACAAAGCCCATGCCAAAGAACGCCGAGGCTTTAAACCCTCTGTTAAAGACCCCGAGGCTGTGCCAGCACCGGCAATGAATATCTGGGCGAGGGAATCTTATGTGCCTGAGAAGTCAGGTTACGTGCGCCCCGGTGCGAATGACCATTTGAAATTTAAAAGCAGGGGGATGTGATGAAAGACAAAGCATTGAGGCTGGCGCTTGATGCGCTAGAAAATCACACGGCAATCAAGCATCCTCAGCAAATCCATTACCGAGATGCTGCTATTGATGCAATCAAAGAAGCCCTAGCACAGCCAGCGCAGGAGCCGGTGGTTAATGAAAAAGGTACGGGGCAAATTGCCACCACCCCACCACAGTCAGCGCAGGAGCCGGTGGGCAAATGGACGGGAAAAGAAATTGAGTGGAGTGATAACCCGTACAAATTCAAACAAGGGCAATTCATCTACACCACACCACCCCAGCGCCCGTGGGTAGGGCTGACGGATGAGGAACGAGAGTATTGGATTGGTTGTAATACCACTAAACAAGCACTTGCTAGGGCTATTGACAATGCATTAAAGGAGAAGAACACATGACTAAAGACGAAGCATTGAAGCTGGCGCTTGAGGAGTTGGAAGCAACAGGAATTGTTGAAATAAGAAACTGCAAATACGGGGCAACGAAAATTATCCGTAAAGCCCTAGCACAGCCAGCGCAGGAGCCTGATTACTGGCTGGGATATGGATTGCAAGCGCATACAGAGAAGCCTTTTGAAAACGCTACTGCTCTTTACATCACCCCACCAAAGCGCGAATGGGTAGGGCTGACGCATCAACAAACAAAAGATTGCATGGCCGCATGGGATGGCAAGGATGCGTATGTTTTGTGTCGCGCCATCGAAGCCAAACTCAAGGAGAAGAACACATGAACGAACGCATGTATACCGCCGACGAAGTGGATGCAATGATTGCACGAGCAGTCAATGCAGCAAAGCAGGCACAGCTATCTGAACTATTTGGAAATCCCGAACAGTTGGAGTTCGCCGACCTCATCCGCGCCGATGAGCGTGAGGCGGTTGAAGATTTGCTGAAGGAATACGACATGGTTAACTCGGCATTTGCCAAAGATTTCCGAGCAAGGGCGAACACATGACTAAAGACGAAGCATTAAAAAAGATGTATCAATTATTGATGACAGAATCTCATGCTCCTATGCTTTGTGACCAGCTTGAAAGCATAACAAGGGAGGCATTGGCGCAGTCACCAGAACCCCGCAACTTCTGTCCCCGCTGCGGTAAGCGCACGGCTGACTTGAATGTGATACACACCTGCACGCCACCTCCGTGGGGAGAGCCAAATGCAGATGAAATTGTACGGAGTAAAAAACATGACTGAAAAGCACATTGCACTTGCAAAGCAAGCTGGCTTTAAGAATGACTGCGATGGGGTTTGGTGCAACGCAGATCAGCTAAAGAAATTCGCCGACCTTATCCGTGCCGACGAGCGTGAGGCTTGTGCGAAGCTATGTGAGAGCCATGTTAGCTATCCGTCACGACTGCATTTTGCAGCAGCCATACGAGCAAGGAGCGACAAATGAACGAACGAGACGAAATCGCCCAAATGATGCAAGACAGCGCAGGTATATCTTGGGGAACGGAAGAACACTTTCATCGGTTCTCCGACCTTATCCGTGCCTACGAGCGTGAGAAATGCAGCAAAACACGGGCTGGCAAACCAAGAAGAATGCCAACTGAGGGCAAGGGTGCCTTATGGTACGTCGCAGCCTCTTGTTTTGATAAAGGATGGCGTGAAGGCGCAGCATCTGTACGCAAAGCCATCCGAGCAAGGGGAAATACGTGACCGAACAACGCTACCTCGCAGGGGGCCAAGAGTTCTTCTACCCCCACGCTGGCGACCCTAAACCACCTATAGATACTAAAGTGCTTATATTATCTCAAGGTGGTATTTGTACCGTGGGTTTTTGGGGTAGTGGATGGTGCCTTGGCTGGCTACCACTGCCAAAACGCAATCAAGAGAAAGAAAAAAATGAGTTTGTCAAAACATAGGGTAATCAGAGAAACTTTACACAATGAACCAGATGGCATGACGGTTTTTGAAATTTCTTCTCTTACGGGAATAAAAAAGGATACCATTCGCAATGCGCTTGAAGATATGCCAGACACCTACATTGATAGGTGGGTAAAACAACCAATGTCGCCGCCAGAGGCCGTCTGGATTGCCGTTGTACCACCATTAGATTGTCCCAAACCATGAAAGACCTGCCAAACTTTGCGGCCTGGAGCAATGAGAATCTAGCTAAGTTTGCAGAAGACGCTTACGTTCGTATGCAGCAGCAACAAGAAGCAATAGAAGCACTTAAAAACGACCTTAACTTTGTAATGAAAGAACTTAGAAAAGTTTTAATTTCGCAACAAACAAAGTAATCAACCGTGTAATTTGAATGTTGTAAGATGTTTTTGCACGATTCCGCTGCACTAATTTTTTGGAGAACATCATGCTATTTACTATTACCGTTGACCTGCCGGGTTCCGCTTACTTTGAATTTTCTACTGAATCTTTGTTTGAAATGGCTGAAATTGCTCAAATGTTGGGCAACACCGATGTTGTGGAAGACGATGAAGAAGATGAAGTTGAAATCCCAGAAGAAATCGCCAAGTTTTTTGAAGATGACGAAGATTACATTTACGATGAAGATCAAGACGTTTTTTGCTGGTACGATGAGCAGCATGAGGCTTGGTATTACCTTAACGTAGAAACTGGTGAGTGGCTGTTAGTGGAAGATGCAGACGGTTTTGAAGTTGAAGATTCGGAAGCTGTTTGAGTAGTTCTAAGAGGACAAATTTGAGCGTTTTGTATACATAAGCGTTCTTATTTGTCCTTTAAAGACCACTTACATCAACAACCTCACCCCTAAATTCGATCTGTCCTTCATTCCATTTGTGTACCAACTCAGGCCACAATAGCTTCCCATCCTTGATTGTCAGCACGGCAAAACCAGAACGATGGTTCAACGGGTTTTCTTCAGAATAATCAAACTGAGGGCCATGAGGCTCTGCCAGAGTGCCCGTATCCACGCCAAAACGGTTGCCGTTGTAGTCTGCATAGGGCGTGACCTTTAAACTGTGCAAATGCCCCGTCACAATGCTTTTACCAGCCCCTACCGTATTGTTGTGGGTAGCGTGTACGCCATTCCTGTATCGGTGCTTGACAATAATGTCATCAGTGACCCAAACCGAAATACAAAATGACCAATCTGTAAAATGGTCGGATAACTTAAAGCCTGGTGTTTGTACGTATTGTGGTGCATTGGACGCCAAACGCATTTCAAATCGAGCATCATGATTGCCCATTGTAAACATTAGCTTTACATTTTGCCGTGCTTTTTTGGCGGTTTCCTCTATTTCACCAAGCATCTCTTTGCAGGCTTTTAGTTCATCAATCACGCTGGGTGTGTGAACCCATCCCAAAGGTGGATGGCGAGAGATAGATGCACCGTCAAAAGCATCACCATTGCAAATAACTGCTTTCGGCTGTAGTTTTTCAATCGCCCACAATAAACCCTGAAAAGCAGTAGTCCGTATCCCAGGCCAGAAATGAGCGTCAGAAAAAATAATAACTGTGCCATTTTCAATTCCAAGTTCTGATTTTGGTCTTACAGGAGATGCGGTGTACGATTCCTTATTTGTGGGAAGTGTTATATTGAGTTTGCCTTCAATATGGTTTCTGCGTCTATAGATGTTGCGTTCAGTGCTACCAAGAGTTTTAGCCATCTTTGACGGTGATGGATGCAATTTCCAAAGTTCTACAAATTCATCATCTGAGACACTCATGGTAAGTCCTTGATTTTAAAAACTTTTGGACATTAACACATTTGTATTACGCAAGCATTGATGCTACTGATTGCACGCTTGAAACACGGTTGCCCCAACCTTTACCAAAGATTGACCAGGTAGGCAAAGATTCAAGATATTGAAGTCTAGTATCGTTGTACTGAGCAATTAAGAATTGCACGGGATAAGTGTTTACAACCTCTAAAGTCTTTGGGCCGATAGCGCCATCAACTGTAACGCCTACGATCTCTTGTAGCCACTTTGCAGCCCTTCCTGGCCCACTGTTAATGGCAGCATCAAACACCGCATAATCCAAGCCTTTGGGCAACTGGTCGCCTGATACTTTGTCCCAATACTTGCGCTTGTACAACGGCGCAACGTCATCAGGCGTCAGGGCGCGCATGTCAGCCTCAGACACCTGATGACCTACAAATTCTTCCCATGTCGCCTTAGTGCAGCCCCAGTTAGTGATACCGCCTGGGTCGTCTTTGTGGTTACTGAAACCACCCTCTGATGCTAAAACACGTGCTAGGCAATCTTCAAAATTTGATTTCATTTAGCTGCTACGCCGTTAATTTTCTCAATGGTACGCAAACCACCCAAGCCCAGCATTCCCATTAGTACAGGCAGCATTTCAGTAAGATTAGCGGGTGCAAGATCAATAGGATAACCAGCTAATGCCAGTCCAACTTTGGCAATTGGTAAACCAATCCAGTTCCAAGCACAAGCGGATCCGCATACCCAGCCGATAAATGGTCGCCATCCAGATACAAATACGCTGGGATTAGCCGCCTCAACCTTGTTGGTGTCAATTTGTCCTTGAACAACCATTACTGCGGCAGCAAGTTGCTGCTTTTCAGCCTCTGATTTGTCAGGCCAGATTTTATTGATGGCGGTGTTTACTAAATCAGAGATAGAACCAAGACCAGTAATGTCCATCATTTATCCTGCTTTGCTTCTAGCTTGTCAAAAATTTTATTGAGCATTTCTTTGATGTCTCGCATATCTTCTTTGTGGTCATCGCGGCTAACGTAACTTTTTGGCAAGTCTTCGCGCAGTTTGGACAAGTCAGATTTCAATTCTTTAACTGCCGACCAAAGTTCACGGGCAAACCAGCCGGTAACTGCCATTGAAACGCTAAGACCCACATTGAGAAGTTGTTGTGTTTCCATGATGTTACTTTGTTAAATCTTGCAATTTGTTTGTGCCGCTTTGCTTGCCAAGAGCAGCAGCTTTCGCCAATTCTGTTTTTGCCTTTTGTGCTTGTTTAGACATTGCGCTTGCTGCTAATTTTTCCGATGCTTTTACGCCAGCTTGACCACCCAAATACGCACCAACAGCAGCGCCAGGAGCCTCCCCAATCGCACCACCAATAGCAGCACCAGCACCAGTACCGAGTTTACCTAAATTACCTTCAATTAAACCAACACGCCTTGATTGCAATGCTGCGCCTTCATAGCCATGTATTCCGGGCATTATGTGACCAGCAAGGTTTAAAACATGGAACTTACGTACTTCATCCGGTGGAAATGTTTCTAGTATTTTTTGACCAACAACAGAATTTAAAACCTTGTTTGCGCTGTTTTGGTTCCATTCACCCATCTTAGACGCGCCTGCACTTTGAACTTCTCTAGCCAACGCACCATCAATTTCAGCCCTTGCAGCGCCAGCGGCTTGACGTAGTTCTTGTGGAACAGGCGGCATTCCTTCTGGTGCGCCTCTAACTCGCCCGTTTTCTAGTTCGCTTAAAGTGTCCCGAATATGCCGCCACTGGTCTTTGGGAAGATTGTTTAACTTTGTTGGAATTTTTTCTAATGCTGTAGATGATGTAACAACGCCATTTGCATCAGTCTCGCCAAACAAAGTTTTGATGCCTTTGGAGCCAAGAATTGTCTTTTCAACCTGATGAATCTTGTCGCCAAGTTTATAAAGCGCAGGGTCAGCAACAGATGCAATATCTTGGTCAATGGCTTGGTTTACCTTTTGAATAGCCCTTGCGTTTTGCGGAGTCCATTCGGCGTTCATTGCCTTACGAACAGAATCATAGGCGGCAACAGAACCAGGTGGATGCAACACGCCGTTAGCGTCTTTGAATCCAACAGTTTTAGCAAGATTTAAATATTCCTGAGCAGCAGACTGCACACCTTCAACACCTTTGATTTTCAAGCCAGCAGCCCATTGTGGATCTTTTAACAGATCATCAATATGCGTTGTATTGATTTGGTTGTTACCAACTTTTTCAAATGCTGAATCGTAAACTTTCTTTTTGGCTTGGTTAAGATAGCCTGTAATGCTTGTCGGTGCTTCATCCATAGGCGATTGACCGTGGAAAACATCATTGATGGTTGCTCCACGTTGTTCGTCATTGATAAGCCTAGTGGATGCTCCGGTGGCGTTAACACGGTCTTCAGCAAACTTAGATAAGGCGGCTTGTTCATTAGCAATCTTTTGCTTATAAACTTCACCCTCTGGCGTTCCTAGTTTTGCTTTTGTGTATTCAGTCCGCAATGTGTTTTCATTGCCCGTTACAACGCCTGGACGAACACCGCCTTCAGGTGCGACTTCTTGAACAATCTGCGAACGCAAACGCTGTTCGGAGACTGGCACATCATTGGGAGTTTTGGATAGCTTAACTTGCGGGAACTGACCGCGCACATTTTCTTCACCTGTAATCTGTCCAGCAAATGGATTGCTAGTGGTTGCGGCTGCTCCTGCGCTACCTTCTGGCGCTTTACGGGCTTCAAATTGGGCTTGTGCTTCTGCCTTACTAAGTGGTTTGACTACTTGCAGTTCAGCGGCGGCTTCTTGAATTGGTTTAGCTATTGCCTGCCCAACTTGTTTAACGCCAGGAGCAAGTTCCTTAACTGCTTGAGGAATAGCGGTAGAACCAATCGTAACCATGTTGCGAATGTCAGCAGCAGGAACGCCAGTTTTTTCAGAAATCTGCTCAGGTGTCATCCCCAACTTATTGAACATTTTGTTCACTTGTTCGGCAATAGGTTGTGTAATTCCACCTAACGGATTTTGATACGCTTCCTTGCCCGTAATGCCTAAAGCCTTACCCAAGGGTTGGTCAATGCTTGCAGCGGCTGCTTGGCCTGTTTGCGCGGCTTGTTCAGGCGATTGAACGGTTCTTGCTAAAGCCTGTACACCAGCGCCATAAGTAGCGGGGACAATGCCGTACAAAGTATCAATTGCACCGGCTGCTCTTGCTCCCAAATTTGGTTTAATTTGCAAATATTTGTTTGCCAAATCAGCGACAGCGTTTGTAATTGGGCCTGTGCTTGGTCTTGGAACATAAGCACCCATTGTCCCTTCTGCCGTACTCGTAGTCATTGCAGCGGGGGTTTGGGTAGGTTGAACAGAGGCTACGGGTTTGCCTGAGAAGAACGCCTCTAATGGGTCTCCAGTTGGTTGTGCCGGTTGTGTCGCCGTGCCATGCCGCTGCAACTCCGATTGAATGCTTTGTATGTCAGCCAACGCTCTTTTATGAGATGGAGAACCAGGCACATAGTCAGCCAAAGATGATTTAATCTGGGTTAAAGAATCTTGCAAATCTTTTACACCCATCATTTCTTGCGCAGTTGGTTGACCAACTTTTTTAGTGGGCGCAGGCGGCATTGATGGTGCAGCACCACCAAGGAATTGTTCTAAAGCATCCATTTACAAACTCCCTGTTGCCGACAGTTTTTTGATGTTCTGATATTTCTTTAGAAAATCTTGGTAGTCATTAGGATTAGGAAACAAACGATTCAATTCTGCTTTAAGTTTTGCAGGGTCAGTCGTGTCCCGTGTAATGTTCATGGCTTCAAAAATTTTGCTGTCAGCGTTAGCATTCCATGCCTGTTGATAAGCCTTAAGATTGTTGTCGCCAAACTTTTGTGCAAATTGCTGTGCGCCATTGGCTTGCATATCAAGGTTTGTCTGGTCAGCTTGAACCCTACGAGCAATTTTTGTCAATACATCTGGTGGTACTTTAATCGTTCCGTTAGCCACCGCCGCCATATCCAAACCAGCTACAGTACCGCCAACATTACCCATTGCCTTTGAGTTAGTAATAGCCATGTTTGCCAAGTCTTTAGCAAGCATATCGTATTTCTCACTACCGATAGACATACGAATTTTTTGCTCAATTTGTCCAGGAATGCCGCCTTTGTTAAAGTACAAATCGCTGCCGATTTTGTTGGCAGTGTCCATTACCTCTTGAACATTGCGTCGAGCCTGAGCCAATCCTGTCTGAGCAGACACCAGACTGTTACGGTATTCAGCGCCAGCGGCTTGATCTTTAGCTTCCGTTGGTTCGGGAATGTAAGGTTGTGCAGCATTACGGACGGGGTAAGGAACACGCATACCGGGCGCAACTTCAGTTCCCGCTGAAACAGCCGCAGGTTGATTACTTTGCAAACCTCCCGCAAGCCCAAGTTCAACATTCTGCGTTCCAAGACCAGGCGTAACCTTAACAGTGCGACCTTCAGGTGTAACTGTGGTTTGTGTTTGGTAAGTACCTGTTTGAGCAGCTTGGTCTAATCCTGCAACATGCCGTTGAATAAGATAAGAACGCAAAGCAGCAGGATTATTTTGTGCAACTTCTAAATAGGGTTGCATTATTGCGCTGGCTTGTTCTTCTGGAACGCCTGCTGCTTTAGCCTGAGTTTTACCAAAGTTTTCTACAAATTTAAGTAATTGATTTTTATCAACAGCTTCAGGATTTTTAGTGGCCTGCAAAACAATAGGGTCGTTAATTGCCCCAACATAACCATTGGAAATTATTTGTGCTTTCTTTTGTGCCAATCCTAATTTGGCGGCTTCAGAACCCGTTGCAGCAGTTTCAGCCTCGGAACCGGCTCTAGCAATTGTTGGAGCCAACGTGCCTTCTGCTGCCGCTGTTTCCGCTGTTTGCTTACGCAATGCCAATGGATTAATTTGTTGGGCTTGCTGAACGGCTAATTGTTTAGCTTGCAACTCTAATGGATTAATTTGTTGCGCTTGCTGATAGGCTTGCGCTCCGCGAGCAATATTTAGCATGTCGCCAATAGACGTTTGCTGCGGCGTTACCGATGGCATTGTTGGAAAAGAAAAGTCTGCCATGATTTATCCTAAAACTTGAGAAGCATCTTGGGGTGCGCCAATATTTATGGGATTTGCAGAATTTTGCGGTCTCAACATGGAATATAAGAATCCTGAATTTCCAATACTGTTAGCAACACCACCTTGTGCATTAGCCGCATTGATCTGACCAGCCCCTTGTGCCCCAGCAGCACCAATGCCAAGTTGACCAATGTTATTAGCAGTTTGAGTACCCAAAGTTTGAGCAGAACCTTGTGCGGTTTGACCGATGCCAGCAATGCCTGATAGACGATTAAAAATGTCTGTTTGTTGATTGCGCCAATTGTTCAGTGCATCCTGATAGCCATTTTTGGCATAATTTTCCGCAAACATGGTTTTAGCAAGATCGACATTTGAACCGGGACTAGAGACATTACCTTGCTGTGCAGTAGCGCCAAGACCTTGTTGCCGCATAAACTCATAGTTTGGAGCAAGGTTAGCATTCAAATCAGCAGGGCCAAACGTCTTTGTAAACTGCGGAAGCATTGTGTTGATTTGGTTTAACGCGCCGTAACCAGCTTCACGATATGGCTTTTGCTGTTCGTTTAACGTGTTAAACATCTGCATTTGCTGATCTGAAGCACGTTGAGCAGCTTGAGATTGCAAATCGGCAGCGTTTGAAGCAGCACTGGCTTGTTTACCACCGCTAAATAAATTTAACAGAGAACTACCGGCAATTGCCGTTCCTGTCGGGCCTAAAAAGGTTGCTGCGCCCTCTACTGCTGCCACAATCCAAGTCATATTATTCTCCAATCATTTCGTTTGCTGCTATTTTTAATTTATTTGAAGAATCAAAAAGTGCAGTCATATCTGGTTCAATCAATTCAGCCTCGATCTCATCAAGGTCGGTTAGATCAGTTCTGTGAATCGTAATGCCGATGGCATCAGTCACAGCCAGAGTTACCCGTTTAGTTCCAGGTTGACTTTCAATTGCGTCACCTGCTTTAAGATGTTTCATACCATTTTCAGTCCACGCAATTATCTCTCCTTTTGCGCATAAAAAGAAGTGCGGTTTCTTGTGAACTTTGCCGACAATTAACGTTCCTGCTGGACGGAATAGCTTTCGCATATACATTCCAGGGCTAAATTGATGTTCCGTCACCAAGTTTGCTGCTTGCGGCATAACAGACATTTCAGTCTGCAAGCGTTCAACTTGTTCACGGCTTACGTAATTCGGAATTTCTAAATCATTCATGCGACAACCCAAGCAGTACCGTTATCAAACACAGGACAAACCACAGTGCCACCACCAACAGGAGCAGCCAAAAAGGTAGGAGCCAAGGCGTTTGTTACCCAAGCCCTGCGCCCTTGTGTTCCCGCTGCTGGCAGGGTTGCTACGGTATATGCTACTCCAGCCCCTGTACCGCCATTAGCCACCGGCAAAATGCCACTTACTTGAGTAGTTAGGCTAACCCCACTGAGAGTGCCGCCCAGCGTTAAACTGCCTGAACTGGTGACGGTTCCACTTAATGTAATTCCATTTACAGTGCCAGTGCCACTTACGCTAGTTACTGTACCCACATAGGCATCATTTGATGTAATGGTGAAGTTGGGGTAAGTGCCGGTAACAGTAGTTGTTCCAGCGCCCGTAAGCACCACCGTTTTATCTGGCAGCGTATTGGTAATGGTGACATTTCCAGTAGCACTTGATACAGATATTCCTGTGCTTGCAATGGTGGACAAAACGCCTGTGTTAGCTAACGTAATTGTGCCTGAGCCATTTGCGACAGATATGCCAGCACCATAACCCAACGTATTTAGCGTGTATCCAGTTCCATTGCCAATAAGCAGTTGTCCATTTGATGGAACGGTTGTTATTCCTGTACCGCCAGACGTAACACCCAAAGCATTAGCGAGATTTGTAGTAATGAATGAAGGAGACATTAGCCACAGCAGCCAAGCCTGTGTAGGTCGTCCCGTAGTGGTATCAAGAAATGCCGAATACGGAATGTTAATGTTTGTGCTTGGCATTGTTGTTGCCATTAATTTTCTCCTGCGCTTGCTTTCAGTTCAGCAGAAACAATAACGGCTTTAACAGGGTCACTAATCACAACTTCAAAAATTCTATCTCGCGACCATCCCAAACGCCGCCAAAGCGCACGATTAGCATATTGGCCCATTTTTCCAATCGTTACCCAATGTTCATTAGACCAAGTGGAACCACCGTCATTAGACCAGCGCAACATTGCTTGCGGGTCATCACCTTGACCTGTTGTTAAACCAACGCCTGGTTGAAATTGAATTTGGAACGATTCAAAATATTGACGTTGCAGGTCTGTTGTCAAATGAGGCGCACGGCGCAATCTGCGAATAGTCGCACCATCTTCAGTGTATACATCATTCTGAATCATGTACAACTTGCCGTTTTCATAGTCGCCGACAATGTATTGGTTATTAAAAAAACATCCGCAATTAGAACGGTGGCGCTTATAAACTGCGAGGTCGGCATCCCAAGATAGCCATTTGTGCCATTGTTGAGTTGCTCCGTCATACACCCAAGTCAATCCATATTCGCCAACACTTGGAAACGTAAGCACATACATTTCATGACCTTCAATTTGGTAGGTATAAGCTACCGCATCGCTAGTAACATAATTTGTTATTGATTGTTCAACAGCATGAGTCGAGAACTTTTTGTATTCATAGTTAACCATTGCTTCAATTGTGGAATCACCGCGAGTGTCTTTACACACTGCCGCAAATGATGTGCCAAAACGTGCAACAGAAAAGGGTGCGCCAACGCCTGATTGAACGGTTGTGCCTGGAACCCTAGCGAATGGAAAGGTTGTAATTCCAGAAATGGTATTTCCTACATCAGTCCAAACTTCTGTAGTTACGTCTTTCAATAAATAAACTTGCCGACGATCAACGATAAGGCTAACGATGTTGTCAGGAAATCCATTAGCAGAGCCATATAAGGCTTGAGTTGATAAACTTGAATCTAAGTCAGTGCAAGCCCAATTAAACGTGCCTGGTTCGTTATAAACGTTATATCCGTCTATTGAATCAACAACAGTAGCACCTTGCCACGGGCCATCTGTGCTTGGCAGTGTTGTAAAAGTGTTGGTTGATTGAACCCAAGTATATCGATTTACACCGTCCACAATGTACACAGTCATGCCATCGTTAGTAACGTTGTCTGATATTGACACATAGCCGGTGCTGGTAGTTAATCCTCCGATTACCGTAGCAGTGTAACTATGGTCAACCTTGTAAACAGTTGAATTGGATACAGCAATCAAATAATCTTCGTTAGACAACGTATGTAGTCCACGCACTTCACCAGACACAAGCTGTGCAATCTTTACAAGACCTGGCGTTGGATACATCGCAACAACACCGCGCCCACCCTGTTGTTTAGTAGGGTCAATTTCGCAGAAGAAATTAATACATTCTTGTGCGTCTTGATAAATAGATGGTGCTTCGTAAGATGCGCCGACAAAACCAAAATCAGGCATATTTATCCTTTAACGGAATCCACCATCCATTATGAACCCAGCATCTTTAGCCTTACCCATCATCAACGAATCTGGGTAACGTGCCACCTGTGGCGGTTTCATATTTGTGCGTTTGATTGTTGATTTAGCTTGCGCTGCATAACTGCTAATCAAAGCAACTTGGGTTTGGTTAGATTTTCCATACATCGGCATTAATCGTTCAGCAAGACACCAGCGCAAAGCCATGTTATAGCCTTGTGGCAATGTGATTATGTCGTTAATGCTTTGAAATTGCCTAAAAATAGTTTGTGTAAATAAATGAAGTTCACCCTGAGATGGATTGGGGAAAACATACACCGTTCCAAGCGTTTCCGCTGGCATATAGTAGATCATCTTTGCCCATGGGCCGTTGAGTTGTTTAATGCCCAATGATTCATATTCTTCAAGGCTCAGAATCGCGACAGGATAGTCCAAATAACCGCCTGCAATGTTAGAGCCACCTTGTGTAGTTGCAACGCGAACAAAGGCCGATTCAATCGTTAATGGACGCTCATAGTAGGCTTTAACAGTAGTGCTTGCCACTGTTTGCGAAATGCTTACAGTGTAAGTGCCTGCTTCGTTGACGTTACCGCCAGCACCCGTTCCAAAGCCAACAATAGTTGTTCCAGGCGTAATACCTGTTCCCGTAAGGGTCATACCCATTGTGATGCCGCCGTAACTAATGCTTGTGACGGTTAGTGTGTTTCCAGAAATGGAACCGACGAATGTAGCGCCTACCGAGCCACCAGGCCCAAGCGTATATTGCACGGTGTTTTGCACGGTCTGAAAAATCAATTCGGTTCGATAAAAAACCATCATGTTTTCATTAGACCATTGCGCAACCATGTCGTTCAACATATCCAAACCGTCTTGCGCCTCATCCGCAGTTGGAACTTCACCAGCCGCCACCGCGCCAATGTCCTTCATTGCGCGAGTAATGATGTCAATTGCTTGGGTCATTTTGTTCCTTACGTCAATACGACTTTATTTTTTCTGCGAGTGTAAATGTAACGCTTCAATACTGAAGAAAAACTCCAACCTGCATTGTTTCCAGCGTTGACATTACTTGTTGCAAGCGCATCCCATGTAGCACCGCCCGTGGCATTGCTGTCTTTAATATTTAAGTACGTTACTGTATTTGTACCGCTTGCGTCACTAATAGTCGCTTGTGTACCAGAAGTTGTGCTTTGTAAATACTTTAAAGTTGTACCGCTTGTGACAAAAGAACCAACAGTGCTGGTCGTGCCTGCTGCAAGTTGCAGCGTACCATTTGTAAAAGTTAATGCACGAGTTGAACCTAACGTCAAAGCATCTTGACAGGCCCAAGTGCCGCCTACACCATTGAACGTAACAGGGAAGTCCATTGTCTTACCGTTACTGGTAATAGTATTCCCGCTGGATGTTGATCTAAACGTAAACGTATTAGCACCAGCAGATACGGTCATTCCCGTTGATAGGGTTAAACTACCGTAAATTTGTGTGGATATGTTGGTTAGCGTACCACTAAACCCAGTAAAGTTGTAGTTATTTACAATAAACGTAGATACGGGCGAAATAACATCAGTACCAGCCGTGATATTGAGATTAATCCTGTCTGGTGCTCCTGCTGTGCTAAATGCTCTAGTTCCTGTAGCGCCAGAGTATGTAGCATTTACAGTAGGTATTGTTGTATAGGTTAAGTTGGTAGAAACCCCTGTCTGCCAAATTGTTGTCGCGCTGCCTGTAAGGGTAAACGTACCTGTTCCGCTAGTAACAGTTCTCGCATTACTGTTGCTGGAATTAAATAATCCAATGGATAACGCATTGTTATTTAAATTTAATGTACCCGCAGTCAAAGTTAGAGTTCCAGCTTCTGTGCATAGCGTAGGACTTCCAGACAACAATAAAGTAATATCTGATTTATTGATTGTGGTACTTAATGAAACCGCAGTAGAAGCAACAGTGACTGTAGCCGATGTGCCTGAGTTAGCATCAAAAATAACTGTATCAATTGCTGTTGGGTTTGAAGAAGTAGCTGTACCGCCAGAAGTTAAAGCGAATTGTGTATTACCTGTTCCACTCCACGTTCCAGTTCCACCAACCCAATAGTAAGTTACAGGTGCTACAGGCGTGTAAGTAATAACAATAATGCCACCAGCACCAAGACCGCCTGTTGAGATTGTGGAAGATGCGCCGCCGCCGCCACCGCCGCCATACGAGCCGCCAGCACCACCCACAGTAGTTCCTGCGCCATCACCAGAGCCTCCACCGCCACCGCCTGAGTAAACAGATGTACCTGCACCACCAGCAGTGCCAGACGTGGCTGCAATACCGCCTGCTCCACCAGCACCCGCACCAGTGCCAGCAGTACCGCCTGTTGCCCCAGAACCTGCGCCGCCACCGTTACCACCGCCACCGCCGTTGCCTACTAGGGTGACGGTGTTTGTTGAGCCTGCGCCACCATTGCCATTAGGCCCCGCTGCACCTCCACCTCCACCACCTGCCGCAGTAGCATTTGTTCTTCCGCCTCCACCACTACCACCGTTTTGTTGAAGGGTAAGGTAAGAGACTGCATTTATTGACGCTCCTCCACCTACACCACCTGAACCAGCGGTTATTCCTGAAGCATTATTTCCAGTAGTTGCATATACCAAAGGCCCAATAACTGGAAACCCACAACCATCGTAAGACTGAGTACCTTGCCACAAATAAGAGCCGTTTGCCCCATAACCAAAGCTAGTCACATATCCAGCAGTATTAGATGCTTTTAAAGGTACATTGGTTGCTTTTATATAGCCACCACCTCCGCCACCACCACCTGACGCAGAGGCTGTTCCCGTTGCTCCATTGCCACCTGCTGCGTAAATCTCAATGGTATTAGCGGCATCATTCCAATCTGCTGGAAGATTCCACGTGCCAGAGCCGGTAAGAATTATTTGTGCCATTACGCTTTACTTCCTTGGTTTGGAATTATGTTTACGATGGTTGTACCGTCTTCCAAGGCTTCTATTTCGTGCGGTACATTAGCAGGCATTTCATGCATTATATTGTTAGCAATGACAAACGATTCTTCACCACAAGTAATTTTGCAAGAACCCGATTGGCAAATAGTTCCGTGAGCAAACGCATGAATGTGCATAGGCACACCCTCACCAATGTTGGCTTGGTAAATGTTAACTTCCACACCAGCATATTGTGCGTGTAACAAACGTTTTGCTGGAATCATTATTTTTCACTGATAGGTTGCGTTGTGATGATTCGCAGTAACGTGATAGCTACGCTAATAGCAATACCAGCGTACATCTGTTGTACAGGTGTTACTGGTAACAAAGCTACGTAGCCTTGGAGTACGGACAGCACCGCCAGTGCTAAAGCAAAGAGGACTGTGCGGGATTTTAGGAGTTGGAGTAACAGGGTCATGTTGATTAAATTTTATTAAGCAAGCGAAACTGGAGCACCAATTTGAAAATAAGTTGGAGAAACATATACAAATTCGACCAATTGCAAAGGTGCAAGTGCTACTGTTGCTCCACCAATAGTTCTCATATTAGCGTTTTTACTTACATTTACCGTACCAGAAGATGCGTTAATAATTGTAATTCTTTGACCGTCTACACCTTGAATAATCCCACCGGAAATTGTGCCTGCCGTAGATATGCTAAAAATATTAGCAGCAGTTGCATCTAAAGAAGTTGGAACGGTTTGAGTATTTGTTTTTTCACACAAAGGTACATTGAAATTAACGAATGTTTCGTTGATGCCAATTAATTGTGAACCCGTTGATTTAAGAACATCAATTCCTTTGCCAACTGGTGCAAAAATTTGACCTCGATATGAAATGTCATTTAAAGAAAAATCAAAATTGTAAGTATTTGATTTGGTAAATCTTACTCCTATGGCTGTACTTGGAATTCTTATTGCTACATTTTTGCAATTGTCATCAAAATGAATTCCAAATTCTTTGTAACAATCTTGATAAAATCTCCACCCAGCAAAAAATCTATTATCGCCTAATGTGTTTGTAGGTGTTTTTGTGGAAATTACAAGACCAGCAGTTTCTGGTTGATAAGTTCCACCAGACGCAATAACTATTCCCTTGGCAGTTGGAGAAGCATCAAAAGCAGTAATATTTGCATAGTTGTTGTTAATGTCAAATTCTGCTGAATAGGCTTGTGCTACACCTGAAACACCAGTATTAAGTTGACCAAGTCCAACAATACCCCATACCCGACCATTTGCAACACTAGCAATTCCTCGTCCATCTACTCCAACTGCATCAGTGGCTGTTCCAGCATAACCAGATGCAGGAGAATTTTTATAATTTACCCATCCGCAAACAGCCCATTTTCTTGTGGTTTCGTTAGATGCGGTTTCAGAATAATTTAAAGATTTGACAGAAAAAACATTTGGGGAAATACTTTCAGATAATGCAATAAACTGTTCAACAGGTAAAACTCCTGCACCACTTAACCAAGTTAATGAACCTTGAAAATTTACATTTGTTGGAACTGTGGGATTGCCACTTAATTTATATGTAGTTGCTGGCGGTGGCAAATATACATCACCATTAATACTAGCAGCATATGTAGCTGCATTGGTAAATGCCGCCGTGTCATCAGTAGTGCCATTGCCAGTAGCGCCAAAATCCATTACGCTTACAGTTTGCCTCAACTTGGCCTGCACCGTAGTCTGAACAGCCCCAGAACCTGCTGGCAAATAACCAACAAGAGAAGAACCAGATGATGCGGCAAAAGCAGCATAAATTCCACTTGAATTGCCAGTTACATTATCGTAAGTTCCAATAGTAATTCCAATAGATGTTTTTAAAACAAACTTATATGAAACAGAATCGGTTAACCAAATTTCTCCACCAGAAGAAACACGACCAGCCGAGTCTAGAACAATAGGATTGGAATGTGCAATGTTTCCCGCACTTGTTGTATATGCAGCTTGTGGCGTTGTAGTTCCAGCCGCATAAGTATAAACAAGACCGCCAGAAAGAATAATGCCAGTGTTGTCAAAAAATTGTGCACCAGCACCAGCCAACATTGAAAGATTGACGGTCATAATTTATCCTTAAATGCCTTCGCCTGGTGTGACCAACAGCGCATTTGCCGTGTCAGATTTAAGCCAAACATTCGGTGGGAAAGACAAGACTTCAATTGAACCAGCAAGAAAACCAACAATGTTAGTAACAGGGCTTCCAGCGGTTGGTGCTGCTACCGTTCCAACAGAAACTGATGCGCCCAATGGGTCTGCTGCTTTAAAACCTAGATAAACAGTGCCGCTGGTGATGTTGACGATTCGGTAAGAAACGGCGTAAACGTTGTCTTGTGTTTTAACTTGAACGTCAGAAGTTGATACAAGATAAGTTTGGCCTTTGGGCGTAAATGCGTTTACGGTAGACATAATGCTCCTTGGAGATTTTGCAAATTATATGCTTTAAAAGAAAAAAAGCCACCTCTTGCGAGAGTGGCCTTTTTAGGGTTTCATGCCGTTTTAAGGCAGGAATGTCAGGTCGTAACCGTAGATGAATACATCAGCAGTTGCGGCTGCACCTTGGGCGGTTGTATTGCGAATGTACAGGTATTGGCCTGTTACCGCATCAGTTGACGATGCAGCAGTATTCACAACTTTAGCCGCCGTGGTAGCGCCGGTAAGGGCGGTTGCAGAGAGTACAGCAGTACCGCCAGCAGCAGGTGCGGTGTAAACCGCAACTTGAGCCGTGGTCAAGCTGACGCTTGCGTTAGTTACCAAAACATAAGCCACGCTGACACGACCTGAAACTAGGATTTGTGCAACGGTATCGGCTACGCTGTTAAGGTTAACCGATTGTGCCGAACCGATCAAGCGAATTGCCTGATTGCTAGACAGTTGAATCGGGTGGTTGGTCGTGGTGCTTGCTGCGCCTGGATTAGCCATGATAGTTTCCTTTCTTTATGGGTTTAAGAAGCCACTCGGCAAGCCAACTCAGTATACAGAGGCGCCCAACCGTACAGTACATCAACGCGAGTCGGGATGGAATCGTTGTTGATGGTGTACTGACGAACAATACGCATCGAGAGGCCCAAGTCCTTATCAGAAGCACGACCAGCGAACACTACGCCATCAGGCAAGTCCAGATCAGCCGTAGCCAGCGTAAATGCGTTTTTGTGCATCACGATGTTCTGCGGAGATACTGCACCAGCTTGGTTGAACGGGGTCACAGCAGAAGCGCCAGGGCTAGTGATAGACACGTTCTGGAACTGACCAGCGGAGATAACAGCAGGGCTAACGGTGACGGCATTTCCGCTGATAGCGGTAACGACGAAATTGCGCAGCTTGTTGCTACCGTAGGCTTGACGGTTTTGTGGGTTGACAGCATACACACCAGCGATAGTGAAAGTATCACCAACCAGAGGCGTGAAAGTGCCGGTCTTGGACAGCGTCAAAGACGATGTTTGTGCCCAACCAGAAGTCAAAATGCCGGTATCAGTGCTGGTGTTGATAGTCGCAGTACCCGAATACGAACCGAAAGTTTGAGCAGAAATATTCTGATCCATTTTCCAGTTCATGCCAGCAGAATCGCGGCCCATCATGCCTTTGCTGAATTGTGCGCCGATTTTATCGCTAGGCACAAACAGACCCTTCAAGCTGTCCACAATCGTTGCGCCGGTGAACGGCTCAATAATGCACGAACGGCGACCATCGCGAGGCGCACCCTCAGCATCCAAGTAGGCTTGGGCAGTCAGGTATGTCAACAGCGAAGTGGGAGGCGAACCGGCAGTACCGACGATATTGGCGGTATTGAGTTTAGCCATCGTAGTGCCGTCAAAGTCGATCTTATTCGCCACAGCAGCCACGGCAGGCTTCAGAACGCGATCAGAGAAAGCGTCCAGGCTCAGTGCCAAGTCTTGAGTGGTGAATTGGGTATCAACGTGGAACTGTGTTGACAGGGTAACAGGCACGCTCGTTTCGTTGAAGTCTTCAACGTTCAAAGCAGGGCCAGTAGTGCCGATAAAGCGTCCAGGACGACGAACGTTCAGGGTCGCACCGATCTTTGCGCCGGTAACAGCGAATTGATCGTCATAGTTGCGCATGACTTCAGAGGAGAAAGTCAACTCATTTTCCAAGACCATCAACGCTTCGTTGGTAATCATGGAGATGGTAAGCAGGTTATTGCTCATTTCATTTCCTTAATAAAAAAATTGTGTTGTCAGCGGATTCGTCCTGCAAGTCGAGCAGCTTTCCAAGCCTGGTAATTACCATGGAACTGACGATTTGAATCAAGTTCGGTAATCGGCCCGTTTGCTGTCGCCTTAATAGGATTAATCGGCGCTGGCGCTTTACTTCTTCCAACAGTAGGCTTTGTCTGAGGCTCTGTCTTTTCAAACTGTGCCTCCAGTTTCCCAATTGTTGCCAAGGCTCTTGTCAAAGTCATGCCTTGCAGTTTTTCAGCAATTTCCGGGTTTTCAGCAAGGTGATACAAGATGCGAGGGCCAACTTCTGATTCAAAAATGGCGTCCCGTACTTCGTTGCTTACCGCAACATCCGCAGAACCAACCATATCCTCAAAGTCAGGCATTTCGCTTTTCGCAGATTCAACCCGTTTAGACCAAGTATTAATTACTTTGTCGCGTTCGGCTTGTACCTTTGCTTGTACTTCCTTCTGCTTTTCCTCATTCATCCGCTGTTCAACCCGATAGTCTGTCAACGCTTTAGCGTATTCGTACATATCGGAAAACTGATTCGGCTGCGGTTCTTCTTCAGATTTAGCTTCAGCTTTTGGCTTTGCCTTTTCCTCATAATCCCGCAACTTTGCTTCCAGTTGTTGCCTAGCCTCGCGCTCGGTTTGGGCCTCTGCCCTTGCCGCCTCTCGTTGCTTGGTAATCTCTGAAAACCTTTTCTCCAATTTTGGATTCTGTTTTCTATCCTCTACCGCTGTTGCCTCATTCTCGCTATCAACTGGTTCACTCTGTTGCGGCTCTGTTTTTACAGCCTCGCTTGGTGCAGCTAAACCTAATTTCTTGGCAGCGAATTCAGCCATATTCTCGTTGGTAAGCACTGTTTGTGCCTGCCGTGGTTGCACTTGTGGTGCATCCTGTACTTCTGACATAGGTTTTATCCTAAGAATTAACCCAGTTGACCCAACTGGTAAGGTTGTGCGGTTTATACCACAGTTATTGCGTCATTTGTTGAATTAATGGATTAGCCCCTTGACTAATATCTTGGGCGGCAAATTGGGCATATTGTTGTTGTTCGGAATTCCTACGCGAGATTTCCATCTCTAAACGTCCCGTATCCATGCGGTGCAATAGCAAATCAACAATAGCTTCAATCTCTGTTTTGTTTTGGCTAGTAATAGCGCGAGTATTTTGATCGTTGACCTTAACTTCTGCCATTGTTTCGGTGTTATGTGCCTTGGCAGTCTGACGCATGAGTTCGCGTTTAGTCTCTGCTTCCTGTTTAACGCTTTCAATGTCTGCACGTTGCTTCATTGCCAATTGCATTGCCGCCATCTGATTCTGCATATCTTGGACGGTTTTCTTAGCTTGCGCCAATTGCATTTGCACTTGAGGCGGTATATCGGATTTCTCGTCAATCTGCGACAAGGGATTCATTGCGGCAAGTCGATCTGCAATAACGTCTGCGCCAGGGAAGTCCATGTTCCTAAACACAAGGTCACCAGCCACATTAAACAGTTCAGGCTTTGCCATCAGCGGCATCATTGCGTCAACAGCCTGTTGGCGGCGAGTCATGAATCCTGGGCCGGTGTCCATCACAACGTCATACTCACCAACCGTCACATCGTTTAGCACAGCCTCAATGCCATCGTCACCAACTTTACGTTCGTTAATGGTTTCCATGCTCGGCTGACCATCTGCGCCAATAATTCGCATTACCCGCTGCGTGTCGTAAATCTTTGGAATCAAGTCCAAAATGATTTTTCCCGTATGCCGAATGCTGCGGGTCATGTTGTCGTAGAAGTGGAAGTTAGACAGGTCAACTTGGTTTTGTTGTCCAGACAACGCTTTACCGCTGATATTTCCGCTTGGAAGCTGATTTGGGTCTAGGATACCCAACACCATCTGCAAGTCGGCAGAAATGGCTCCTGCGGCCTCCATGATGCCTGCTGGTGGCGCTTCAGGCTGCAACCTTTGCGGAACAGGCGCTGGAACCCCTTCAATGTCTTTTTGCTTATAGCGCAGGACAGGGCTTGACTTGATATTAGCCATTGCCCATTCGCTTTCATGCCCTTCATCTTGACCTTCAGCAAGCAGCCACTTTGCCTTTGGAGCAAGTGCAATGCTCTCGGTCATTGATGTGCGCCAAAAGTTATACATCCGCTGAGGGTCTTTGGCAAACCTAACTAAGCCATATTTCTTGCGCTTGTCGTCCACAATAACTTGTGCGCCATAGCAAGGGATAACAGGGATGTACTTACCAGCCCAAGTCTTTTCTTCCAAAATTTCCATTGCCGTCATCTTTACCCACTTAACGGCTTTTCGGAAAGAGTCGCGCTCATCAAGTACGGTAAGGCCAGCAGCATCTACACGTTCAAAAAAACTATCCGAATCGGCAAAATGCCGTGAACCATCGCTTAACAGATACAACTTTGCACGTTCGCGTTCAATGTAAAAAAACTCTGCAACTCGTATATCTTCTTTTGTCACCCAGCTTGCGGTGTCATCGCCAGTTGACCGTTGTTGGAAGTTAGCGCCATCATCAGCGTCTGGGTAATGTTCGCGGAAAACTTTTTTATCCATTACCGTGGTAATCAGGCAGCGTTCGGCGTCTGAACCATCAGGTAAAACGGAATTAGGGTCAAAGTACACGGTAAACGGATTGTCAATCGTGTCAATGTAGATTTCTTGGTCAAAGCTATCTTCGCTTGAGTAGCGAGTATTTACCCTCCAATACCCCCAACCCATCCGCACGGCGTAATCAAAGGCGGTATCGTAGGCGGTGTCAGCGTTGGAATTGACTTCAATGTGACGGGCAATACCTTCAATTACCTGAGCAACTTTGTAATCCGCTAGATTGTTAACGGCATGAACTTTAATGCGCGGACGTTGCTGGCGCTGTTGGTTTGTAACCTGGCGAATGTAAGCGTCGATCTTGTTAATGGTTAGACAAGGACGGGCTTCCACATTGCGCGAGTTTTGTATTTCAACAGGCCATTGGTCGCCAGCAGCAAACTTAACGTCCTGCAACGCTTCTGCACGGTTCGTAGAGTCAGCATCATTAACCAGCCGCCAAAACTTAATAGCGTCATTAATGCGCCCATCGGCGCTTGATGTTTGTGCTTGATAATCAGACATAGTTAGCCCTTTTTACCTATTATCCCATCCAACTGCCGACATTGGCAATTGCAGCTTGTTTCTTGCGCTTGGCAGGCTCTTTAATCATAAGCGCAATGTATCTAAAAGCATCTGCACCATGAGAATAATGGTCGTGCAATGGACTACGGCTAAATTGCCCCGTGTCTGGGTCAACTTCATAGCGGTAATGCCTCAGACAAGCTAAACCTTCCGCTGCGTGCTCACGATCAAACCAACAGGAAGGAAATATTGTCCTTGCAGCGTTGATTGAGTCAGTAATTGGCACTCTAGGCAAGATGTTAGTTTTGTACCCTGCTGCTCTCACAATGTCGTCAATACTACGCCCTGCTGCCGCTAAGGTCTTATTTTCCGCATCATGCGGTAGCCAGATAGTGTCGTACACATACCCAAAAGTCTGCATCGTTGCCATGTAATAGCTAATAGTCTTCTGGCTGTCTTCAATGTAGCGGATTAGCCTAGTTTCCATGCCTATAAACTGCAAAAACCAAATTGCCGTGCTGTCAGACCAGCCAAGGTCAAACACCGCATGAACAGGCTTTGTGGCGTCATAGGCTACACGGGTAATACGGCCTTCTTTCTCTGCTTGCTGCATTTCTTTGGCAAAGATAGCCCCATCCACCGTCTGGCGGCATAAACCTTCCCAAACTTGGTTATAGGCTTCCTCGTCCCGTTCCTTTAGCGCGTCTTTCTCGAGTCGCAGGGTTTCAGGGAACCAAGGGTTATCCGACCAGTTCACTTTGATTTGGATGCAGTCATCAGGCGGCTTGACAACAAATCTCTGGTAAGTCTCGTCTGTTTCCAATTCAGGGTTAAAGCTAACCCATATTTCGCTATTCTCTTTGCGGATGGTAGGGATTAGCACGTTCCACGACAATCGGCTTACCGTCTGGGCTTCCTCTACCCAACAAACGTCCACACCTTCAAACGATTTAATGTTGGCAATGTTGTTCTTTAGACCAGCGAAAGAGAATTCCGTTCCGTTTTTGCCTCGAATGCTTGCCTGAGTAATCTCGTAGAACCCCATCAAACCCAAGGATTCAATCTGGTCGCACAGTAGCTTGTGAACCGAATCCCGCATGGAAGTCATAAATTCCCTAGCACACAGGATACGCAACGGTTTTTTAGCCCCAAGGATTAGTAGTGCCCTGGCAATGCCCCAACTCTTAGCGCCGCCCCGTCCACCGTATGCAACCTTATAGCGGCTTTTCTTAAACAGACCTTCCAGCTTTACGGGGAATTCTGCTTTCGCAATTACGGCTTGTAAGTCACTCATTCGGCTTTACAAAGGTGACTTGGATGCCTTGTAGCGGCTCACCATCAGCGCCTGTTACTTCCTGCTTAACCGTTTCAGACCAGCGCATTTGTGATTTTGTCCACCAAATAAGGCTAGTCGTATCGCCTGCCACGGCTTTGGAATATAGCGTTTTAGCTATTTGCCCATTGGCCTTGGCCTTACCCATGTCTAGTTCGGTGCGGTAATACTTGCGTAGGGTTTTATCGTCTATCCCCACCAATATGGCTATTTGCTCATGCGGCAAGCCTAACCCGCTGGTGCTTTCAACCATCTTGCGGGTTTCATCGGTAGGAATATGTGCGTCTGACATTTTATATAGGGGAAGTGTTACTTTAGTTTACAAATTTTCGGTTACTTCTGTCAATAGAACGGCTTTCTTCCCTGTAAAGTCTTCCCACCGCTTTACTATTACATCGCAGTATTTTGGGTCTAGTTCCATTAGCCTAGCGTGGCGGTTTTGTTTTTCACAAGCAATCAATGTGCTACCAGAGCCACCAAACAAATCTAATACTAAATCTTTAGATGTGCTTGAGCATTTAATTGCTTTTTCCACCAGTTCAATGGGTTTCATTGTTGGGTGTAAATCATTCTTCTTGGTTCTGGCTATATCCCACACATCATCTTCTGCGTAATCTTTGCCGTAGAAATTGTTTTCAAAGTATCCGTAAGCAATAGGTTCGTATTTACGCCTGTAATGACCACCGCCCATAGGCGATTGGTTTTTATTCCAAATAATTATGCTTTTCCAGCCTATGCCAGTTTCTAACAAAGGGTTTAACAATTCATCAATAGTGGAACTAGAAAAACAAATGTAGAAACCACCACGGCAATAAGTGGATATGACAGAAAGTATCTCCAACATAAAGTCGTGAAACTCTGACTTATCCATCTTGTCATTTTTAATGACTTCATGCGTTGAAGATGGGTTTTTATATCCATCACTCATTTTTATTAGTTTTCCGCCTTTAGAAGTGCTGGACAGCGCACCAGTAAAGTTCACATTGTATGGAGGGTCGGTAAATACCATATCGGCTTTCTGCCCATCCATCAACTTATCCACAGCGTCAGTGCTGGTGCTATCTCCGCACATCAAGCGGTGGTTGCCCAATTGGTAAATGTCGCCCATCTTGGTCTGAGGCTCATCAGGCACTTCGGGAACGGCATCCTCGTCAGTCAGCCCTTCCACCACTTCAGGCTCTAGCAGGGCATTTAGTTCCTTGGTGTCAAAACCCAAAATTTCTAACGCAAACCCATCTTCCAATAAGTCGTTTAACTCTATGGTTAGCATTTCATTGTCCCATCCTGCGTTAAGCGCCAAGCGGTTGTCGGCAATGATGTAAGCCTTTTTTTGGGTTTCGGTCAAGTCTGCCAGTTCAATAGTGGGAACTTCTTTGTGGCCTAGCTTTCGTGCAGCTAATAGCCTTCCATGCCCTGCAATGATGCCGTTTGAACCGTCTACCAGTATGGGGTTAGTCCAGCCAAATTCCTTAATGCTTGCCGCAATCTGAGCAATTTGCTCGTCAGAGTGGGTGCGGCTGTTATTTACATAAGGAATTAGCTCTGTGACTTTCTTTGGGGTAATTTTCACTTTTTAGCAGTCTTTGTTGATTGTTTGAATGCTGCCGCAGTTGGTGCACCTTTGGAGCCAGGCTTACGCATACGTTCCACTTTGCCGCCTTCAGCCTTTTCTTGCTTAATTCGTTCTTGCTTGGCGTGAATGTTGGCGTATAGACCTAGTTTCATGCTTTTTCCTTTGCAGCTTCTAAAATATCTGTCCACAAAGCGCAGGGAACGTCATTAATAGTGGTAATTTCTAATGCACCATGCGGCAAAACTACTTCTTTGTCAAAATGCACCCATAAATGAGTGTGAGTGCCATACAAAGGAATAGCATATCCATTTTCAAAAAATTGTTTTGTCGTGTTGTAGTTGCCAATCAGTTTTTTGGTCATCAGCAATTCCAATTCTTAAGTGATGCCTTTGCTCGTTCTGCTGGGCCTTTGGCGTTCTTTACGACACCTTCCATTCGCGCACAGAAACTAGCCTTACGTCCTGCGTCTGCCTTCGTCTTTGGGTTAGGCGCTGGCGGCTTTAGGTTACTTCCGTTCTTAGCGTTGTACTCTGCACGACCTTTAGCGGTCATTCCCGCGCCTTTTTCCGTGGGGTTATAGGTTTTACCCTTCCCCGTGGTCTTGTGCGGAATTGGCTTGTCGTGTTTCACTTCTTGGAGCCTTTACGCTCTTTCTCTTTAGCTTCGCGCTTTACAGCGTATGCAATAGCTACGGCTTGCTTTTGAGGCTTTCCCGCCTCCATCTCCTTAGCAATGTTTTTACTCATCGCCTTTGGAGTCATGGATTTGATTAGAGGCATTACGATGCACCGTGAATGATGGCATAGTTAATGATTACAGCTTCAGAGTAAGAAGTTGAACTCAAATTACGCAATGAAATCAAAGCAGAACCAGAAGTCAAATAAGAAATGTAAGTGGTGTAAGCCCCGGCAGCGCTGCCAGTAGTGTTGCTAGAAACGCAAACAATAAGTGTGTCATTGGCAGAAATCAAGCTGTTAGTCAGTGTGAATGATGCAACTGCACCGCCAGCCAATGCTGCGTTATTCATCGTAATACGACCAGCAGACTTGTTCAGAGTCACGCCCGTTGATTTGTCGGTAGCCTGTGTTACCGTACCTTGGGCAGCGGTTGAATAACCGATTTCTTGGGTTGCGTAGCAAGTGGTGAATTCTGGGTCAGCGTATGCAACGCCAGTAGCGATAGAGTTGGACATGATTAGTTCCTTAAGGTTAAGAGGCTCTGATTAATTTTACTCACACTTCGACAATGGCGCAAATATCCGCTTCTTGAATGATTTGGTAATCCTGGTCGTCTACACGGTGAACAGGCCAATTTAAGTAATCGCCATTGCCGTATTTTATGAAATCACCAACTTGTGCTTCATAGACCTTGGGGCCAACTGCAACCACCGTGCCTTCGTTAAACGGTTCTTTGTTGTTGATGTAGATAATGTCCGACAAGTGCCGTGTCTTGGGTCGAACTACTACTCGATCATTTAGCGGATTAAACATCGGATTTCTTCGTGTATTTGCGTTTCATGGGCACTACAACAGTTTCATCAGTCTTGATGTCGTAAATGCTTCTGTACTGAATGGCTTTATGTTGACCACACCAATCAGTTTCGTGTTTGTTCTGCTGCATTGGATACAGCCTACAAATACCCATGATTTGCTTGTTTACGAAATATTCGCAATTTCCGCACTTAAAATCAGTCTCAGCCATTCAAAACCTCCATTTTTGTTTGGTTAGTAAGCCCAGCCGCCTGCCAGCGGTTTGGGTTTACGCTTATTGGTAGCACTTGCGGCTATGGACATATGCCACACCGCTAGTTTTTCCGCTATCAAATTTTCCGGTCGGGCCGCATTGGTTGCTTTGTGCAACAGGAACGTTGTTCTTTGCAGTTCCGCGAGATGCTGCCATGTTTACATCTGCTGGCGCTTTGTAGCTGTTACCGTATTTTTCGTCTTGCATGGAAATCTCCTTAGTTGAGGAATCGTAGTTTATACAAAGTGGAATTGATTAAATCTGCGATTTCGTCAATTAGATTTTGCAATTCGCTATCTTGTGGAAGTTGCTTTCTTGCTTCTTCTACAAACTTTTTCATGTTTTCCAAGTACCTTACAGGGTCTTTTTCTGTATGGAATTCTTCAGGAAACTTTTTTAGCTGCTCGTAACGTCCCATGTATGCTTCCGCAAACTGGTCAGTCAGATCAATGATTTTGTCGTAGTAGTCACCCAATGCAAGGTGCTTGGAAAACGAATCTGTTGACCAGTGCATGAAATGCGTGATCGTGCTGCTATGCAACAATGCTGCGACAAATTCTGCTACTTCTTCATTCATGATGAAACTATATCATTTTTGCTTGCCAACAACAAGATTGTTCGTTCATGAGCATTGTGCCACATCTCTGTGCGTTCCTGCTTACTCATTCTGCCTTGGTCTAAATTCGCGTGGCAAGTGAAGCATAAGGCGGCTATAAACTCATCGCTGGCTTTAATGCCCCTTCCTTTGCCGTGTATGCCCTCATTGCTATGTGCGGCTACCACCGTACCATCCTCTGCCCCGCAGTGCTGACAAGGTAAAGCGCGGCAGGCTTCCAAGCGTTTCTTGTTTCTTACATATTTTGTTTTCGGAAACATCATGCTGAAAACCTTACTTCACGTTCCGCACCAAATGCTTCCATTAGGGTTTGAAGGTCACACATTTCTGATTTTGTCATCTTGCTGGTTGATGTGCCAAGCACCACAAATCCACCGTCGATGCCTGGTACAACCTCTTGTTTCTTCAGCGCCGCACTAAAAACGTGTTTCCAGTCGTCAGGCGTTAGTTTGCGTCCATACCAATCCACTTGTTTACTAATGTCTGTCAGCATCGCCCAAAGTCTTGCGTTTTGTTCCAAACTACGGGTTAACGGCTTAACCTCTAACACCATTCGATGACCAGCCATTAACGCGCTTTTCAATTGAGGCCAGATGCTTTTAGTCATTGCCGTATGCGCTTGGACGGGATTTACACATTCAACCGATAGTTTCATTTAACACCCCAATCATTTTTAATGCGTCTTCTGGGCCATCAACTCTAATCAATGCACCACCAGTCCATTTTGCAAAAAAAGCCTGCTGTAACGCCGTTAAACGCTTTTTAGGGCCATCTTTTACTTCCACTAAATAAGTATTTCCTTTATAACCAACCAAAAGGTCAACTGGCAATCCAATAATCCATACATAAGCGCCAGCAGCCCTTAATGCGCTAATTACTTGGTCTTGGTTTTGATCTACCCTTGCTGCTCTACGCATAGTTCAGTCTCCGTTATTTCTCGCATATATTTTCTACAGCGTGAGTCAAAGCCTTTGCCGTAGTGTTTTTCCGCTTTGCTTATTTGTTTTGTCAACCAAACGTTTGCCGCCGGTCTACCCAAAAGTGCTAAGGTTGCAAAGTAAGACGGTACTAGCATTCTTGCCTCTGCTTTTTCCAGTTGTGCACGATCATTCATAAGTTTTAGGTGCTTCGCCAGCATTTCCAGTAAATTGGCCCGAGTCTCGATGTAGCCAAAGCCCAATAGCTGGTTCACCATCTCCACTACCTTCGTAATGCCTTTGCTTGCGGCAAAAAAGAATGGAATCAGGCTCGCTTTGCTTGTTGCCAAATTGCCCGTTGTTGCGCTTATCGTCTTCTTTTGGCTTGTTTCTCCAGACCATGAAAAGGTTATCCACCTGGTCGGTGATGCTTCCACTTCCCTTTGTGTCGTGTTTGTCTGGTATCTGCGCTTCATTTTGTGGCTTTTTTAGATGGTGAATTAGGTGGATGTGAATTTGCAAGTCTTTGGCAATTGCGAATAGTTCGCCAACCAATCGTTTTTGACCGTTCATGTCATCCTCATCGCCCACCACTTTCATCAATGAATCAATAAAAACGTGCTTTATGCCCAACTCTTTTGCGCAGTACCTGCTCATCCCGATTACGGTTTGGGGGGTTGTTACGCCCATTTGATCGTAAATCCATAGTCTGCTATTACTCCAAACTCCAAAGCTGTCAAACATGGTATCAAGTGCTTCAAAACCTTCGATAGACTGATATTCAGGTGTAAATGGATTTGTCCCTATAAACATTCTGCTCATCAGTCTGATTGTTTCTACTGGCTTCATCTCAAAAGACGCCATGCAAACCCGTTCACCTTGGTGCATCAAGTGCATTGCGATCTGGGCGGTGATTTGGCTTTTGCCGTGTCCATTCTGTCCAGCCCATACCGACATTTCACCAGGTCTAAAGTAAAAAGATTCCTGAGACTTTACCCATGGCATGAACAACTTGCGTTCAGTTGCTAACAGACGCATCCGTTCTTTGATAGAAGGAATGTAGTCAGCAGCAGGACGTACTTTTTGCTTGTTATCAGTCTCTTTTAGGTACTGAGAGAAATCTATGCTGTCGTCAATAAAATTAGCCATGCCATATTTCCGTCCATCCAGTG